CCTCAATTCTTCCTCAGACATCCCAGCAGCTTTACTGACACTACGAATAATGTCGAATGCTGCAAGGATCATGCAAGGAGGCATACTCTTGTCAAAGGCAGCGTAATCACCCGCAACCATGGTGTCCTCGCCAAACTTGGTGAGGTAGTTGCGAATTTCATGCCACTCTAACGACTGTGCGTTAGTACCAGGAGCCGCCTCAAACACGAAGCGGTTTTTCTGGAGTACACGCACGAATGACAACAAGTACTTGCGGACGACGAAAGACCAATCAAATGGCGCACCAGTGAAAACACGAGTCTTCTTAGCCTCAATCTTAGAGAAGTTAGTAGCCTCATCCTTCAGGTGACCTGTAAAAACTGGCATGTAACGGCGCCCTGCTTGATAGCCTTCAATCACCTTCTGCACACGGTCCATAATCTCCGGTGTAGCCTCAACAGGTTCGGAGAGGTTACCGATTGGTGCAATAGGTTCAAGGAAGGCTTTCTTAGTCTTCCTCCAAGGAAAACCAGCACTTGTGTTGCGGTTCATCTTGTCCACATATGCGACACCAGGCGCTCCATTGAGCGTGGTAATGTCATCGTAAACCATGATTTCCGCAAGGTCATCTTGTGACAGAGCAGCAAGAATGTCCTCAGTGTAACACTCAACGCACTCCTTAAGAACCACGGGGTTCATCCGAGTGACAGGCTTCACCATCTCCAGTGCAGCAATGCGCCATGGCTGCCAACCTCGCATGACAGGCTTACCGTGCTTCACGGAGTACCCTCGTGCTTCAACTGCATCTGAAATGACAGTAGGCACGACACGCGATTTAGGTGCTGCACGGAAACCTGTGAAGGATCCATACACGTTCGCACTTCCATCTTCCAGGAAACGGAAGACAGATTTGTTGTGCAAATCACCTAATTTGGTGGTCACACTGGGGGCATCCAGTTGTGGTGTGCTCGACTCAACCACTGGTCGAGCAAAGAACTCCACGGCCTTAGTATAGTGCTCCTCAATAAGAGGCACAGACCCCGCAGTACATCCACGGGTATCACCCACAAAGTGGATCCCCAACAAAATAGGGCCACGTCCACTCTCAGCCACCAACATCGAACCACAGTCTCCATTGACGGTTGGTTCTCGCACCGTGCCTAGCCAACCCTTGCCAGTGAACTCCACACCATCAGTGTGAATATCAAAGTCAAAGGGACGAATGGCATCAATGCGCTTGCGAAAAGCCAAACCTTCAGCAGTTGTACCAACATAGGTACCCTTGAACATTCCCCCCAGAACATTCTTTGGCAACAAGCCAGAGATATTCTTTCGTGGAGGTACGTTCAGCACCTGCACGAAGGCCAAATCAGAGTTTGGAATCCGGAAAACTTCCTTCTGCGCAATTACAAAAGAAATGTTCCTAGTGATTCCAGCTTCAACTG